CCTACGGTATTTCAGGAACACGTTAACTTAACGTATCGGAATCCCCTCATACTGGTACTCAGCCCTACAACACCTGACAGGGTGTGTCGAACCGTCACCTGTAGCTTTTCCTATTGATATCACTATCGCAACTCTGATATTCCATGGATTCAGAGTGGTCTCATCCCCTTAGCAGTTGCCCTTAGGGTCTCGACCGTAGCCACTTTGTTTAGTTGTCAGAGTAAACTCTGCGGATATTCACGGTATACTATTCCCGTTTCAATCCCTTTAGTCCCATTGCTGGGGTTATCTAACGACGCTAAACCGCCGGTAAATGTCTCACTTAACCTTTTAAGAAAAAAAGGGGTTAATCTTTTAAATTTCTTCCACAAACTGTGTTAGTTAAGATTGACATTAATAATATTTCAAAGAACATTTTCAGTACTCTTACTGATTTCTTATGACAAATGTAAAACAATTTTTTTAATCTGTCAAACTTTTTTTTAAAAACTTTTATAAAATTCAGTAGGGTAAGATATAAATACTCCCATAAACTCTAAAAGTAATACAAACATACAAAAAAATTCCCTTCAGACAAGCCCTTTAAGGGTTTTTTTCATATTTTACTTTAAAATAGTTAAATTTAAAGGATGTTACCATCAATTTTAGTACTAAAGTATTTCTCTAACGCACCTAATCTATCGTCAGCATCTACCAACATCACTAGTGCTTCTTCAGCATTTTTATAGAAGTCACCTGTTGAGTGGTCTCCGATTCCTACCCCATTGTTACCAAGTAATTCAAGAGATAATAATGCCTTTGCTTTATCTGCCTGTGCAGATGTTCTTAACATGTTTACTAATTTGTTCATTTTAAAATTATATTTATAAGTTTATTAAATTGTTTAGTCATTGGTTGTGGTAACTCATCTTTACCAAAATATCCGAATTCAGTATGTTCGTCACCATCAGGTGCATTTTCTAAGTCAGGGTAAATTTCCTCATTAACATCCATTAAGTAACAATAGAATGTCCCTTTCTCTTTAGACCCATCTCTATTATATCTTTTGATAATCGCAGCAAAAACAATATCTTCAATAACAGGTAAATTCGTTTCTTCTGTAAATTCTCTCACAGCACCATCCTTAGTATTTTCACCTTCCTCTACACTTCCTGCAGGACAAGACCAAAACCCTGGTAAAGTTGTTTCTGAATTCCTCTTACAAAGTAAAACTTTGTTATCACATCTTACGATAATTCCCGCGTATTTTTTCATTTATTACTTGTTATGTATATTTATATGGTATGAAAGTAATTATAAAAAATAATATTTTAAAAGTCAAAGTTTCTTCCACTAAAAAATCCATAACTAATGGAATGATGGGAAAAAGATTTGACGAGTCCTTTGATGGTATGTTATTTTTTATGCCTGAACGTACCGAACAAAGTTTTTGGATGTATAATTGTATCATACCATTAGACATTATTTTCATAGATGGAACAACAATAACTAAAATTTATTCTAACTGTCAACCATGTAATGATAAGAAAAATTGTGAATCATATCAAGGATTTGGTGATACAGTTTTAGAGGTCTCTGGTGGTTTTTGTGAAGAACAAGTCGTAAAAAAAGGAGACATCGTCTCCTTCTCTTTATTTTAAAGTTGTCTTAATTGTTTTAAGCTATATCAAATTTTTGTAATTCTTCAATTGAGTGTTCTCTAGCTCTTCTCTTAGGACTTCCTGAATTAACATCAGCAAAATATAATGTAGACTCTTTAGGGTTACTAAACTCAGGTACACCTTTACTGGTTAAAAATTTTACAGCAACTTCCGCAGCTATTTTATCGTCTAACATCTTATCAGGATTACTAACGATATCAATACCGACTTTATTTCCATATTTTTGATAATTAGCCTTACCGGTTAATTGATTGTAACCTCTACCAACATACTTTGAACCATCGTCTTTATTATTATTACCAATTCTACCATTATATACTAAATTGAAGAACTTATCATAGTCACTCTTTAAATTATTTAATTCTGAGTCAGACATATTTCTAGTTTTCGAAAATATTTTATTAATTCTTGTGTTAGATGTATTTTGATATCCTCTTTCTTTTTTATTTATAAAGTGAGTTTCTTTACCTATCACTGCTAACATACCTACTTGAGCAACTGGGTCTGTAACGCCGTTCTCAACCATAGTATCAATTAATCTTTGTATACCTTTAGCTGACCTACCTGAGTAAGTATGAGTTATCTTACCATCTAATGTTGAAAACTCCTTACTCGAATATGTATATTTTTCTATATCCTCATCTTTTATATCTGCAGTTTTTAATTTATTATACATTAAATCTTTAGTTCCAGTAGAAAAAATCCCGTTTTCCTCTAATTCGTTGTCTCTCTTAAATTTATTTAACGCTCTTTCTGTTTCGGGTCCGAATAGCCCATCGACACCATACACCGGTAATTTATAACCTAATAAAGATAATCCAATCTGAAATGACTCAACATCTTGTTTAAATCTCATATTTTTACGGTCACTTCTTTCGATGTCTCCTTCAATATTGTTAATATTAACTAATAATTGATTACTATCAGCATCGACCAATTCCGCCTTTTCTGCTTGTTCATTTAAACCTTTGGACTCATTGATTTTTTCTTTAAGTTTTCTTACGAATTCTTTTTGAATCATCTTAACAAACTTAACATATGGTGAATCACCCCTATCTTTACTATACTTGTACTTACCTTCAGGTTTTCTCTTACCTCTTCCGAAGTAATTTAACGCAGATATATTTGTAATACATTTGTGTCCACCTGAGTTAGCTTGAATCATTTCCCATGCCGGTACACCTAATTTATCTAATATTGCCCACTCATCTTCAGTTAACTTAGTAGATGGTTTGTCCATGATTACTTTTAATTTCTCCATATAAGCATCTCCGTCACCCATAGAACGAACTTTATCACCATAAAAAGCCTCTAAATCTGCATTTGTAAACCCAACTGACTCCTCACCAAATTGTTTATTACCTTCAGATATCCATTTAATAGTCGATAAAGGAATTATCTTTTCTCTTAATTGACTCTCCCATTTACTTAATACTTCTTGGGCTATATCCCCTAAGTTAACACCTTTTAATTCTCTTTCACCTTTGAATGGATTACATGATGCTTGTACTAATCCCATTGGCCACGCAATTACTATAAAGTCCGCTTCAGGATTATTTTTGAATGGAGTATAACGGTCATAAGAACCAGGTTTAAACATTGAACCACCTCCGTATTGTACTATAATACCATCATCAACATAAACTTTATCACTATCTTTTTGTTTCTGAACGTAGTCTTTCTGATGTAACGCCATCTCTTCTGGTAACGCATAACCTTTTTCCGCCGCTAATCTATTAATATTTTGGAATATGTTTAAAAGTGAAGGTTGCGAAGACATAACTAAATCTTCCATAAATCCTGGTTTATTTTTATACGCTAACATAAGTTTGTTAGTCGCTAAACCTAACGCCATTTTATTTTTCTGTAATGACTTATCTTTTTGTAGTTTAAATACAAAATTCATAATATCTTGTGGTTCCAACCCATATTTAGCAAAATCGGCAGAATCAACTGTAGATATTAACCTGATATCATCAGATGTGAAGATATCTTTTGGTGACATTATTTGCGATAATGTTTCTACATTAGACCGTGATGACCTAAATGATGTTGAAGTATCACCTTCTACCCCAGTTTGACTATCATGGTGGTCAGTATGTACAACAAACATTGGTTTACCGTGAGCGAAGTCAACTAAAACCGGCATTGTGTCACCTTGTGCGTCTTGTTTTTTAACTGCAAACTCCTTATCCCCATATTGTATTATTTCAGAATCAACTACTTTAATTCCGTTATTCTCTAAATAATTTTTCATAGCTAAGGCAGTTGTTACACCATCTAAATCTTGATGAAAATATATTTTAGCTTTCTCATATCTTTTAGATAAGTCGTTGATATTTCTTAATCCCGATTCTTTAATTATTTTTTTCATGATATAAACATATTACTTTCTTTTTTTCTTCTATTCTTAAGACCATTATTCGAAGCCTTGTATTTTAGAATACTTTCAGTTGCTTTTTTATTTTGACCCGATTTGATGTACTGTATGAATCTTGACATCCTAACAGAGCCACATCCACTATTAAAAACTAAAGACACTAACGAATCAAATTGTCCTTGTGTCAACATATAAGTCTCTAAATCTAATTCTTTCCATTCCCCTAAAAATCTTCTAACACAGTCAGCCGCCTCCGACGCATCTTTATAAAGTAAGTCTAAGGACTGTTCTTTATTTATAACTAACCCTGGTTTTACGTCTTTACCTGTATGACCATAACCTATTGTCCATACGTCGCTAGTGTCTTTATATGCTTTTAAAACGGGTTCTTTTATTGAACCGTTAGGTTTTTCTGGGTCACCTTCTTCAAACTTAATAAAGTCCCAAAAAACTTGGCTAGCCTTCATAGTCGTCCCATCTTTCTTGTCTTCTACATTCTCAATTAGATACATTTTACGTATTTGAGATAATTCCGATTCTTTTATTATTAATCTTGACATAAAACTTTTATTAATAAATATCTACAATAACAAAAAACCCCTCACTTTGTAGGGGTTTCATGTATTAATGATATTGAACATGCAATTACATTATCAAACCATGTCCTTTGTAGTCCATTTAGGTTTTCTTTTTTAAATGTTTTAATATGGTTATCTATAGTTACAATAGTGATACTATTCTTGTTATTAATTCTAATCTCTCGAATGTTCATCTAACACTAATTTTAACTGTTTTTGTTCAGTCTGATACGTTTTAATACGTTCTCTAGCGACATCACAATAACCTTTACTAATGTCGATACCAATCCATGGTCTACCTAACATCTCAGCAGCTAAACACGTTGTACCACTTCCGTTAAATGGGTCCATAATCACATCTTCTTTATAAGATAGGATTTTAATTGCTCTATATGGTATATCTAATGAGAAAGTAGCCTTGGTTTTTTGTCTTGTATCCGCAAAATAATTCCACTGGCCAAATACTAAAGACATAAAATCTTTCTTATCTTTATCCTCATAGACTAATTTTTTTCTAAATTCCCCCTCTATTTTTTCATTAGGTACCATCTGAAACTCTCCTTTCCATTGGGGTGTTCCCTTTATATCTTTCTTATGTTTTTTCTTATACGCAAGTATTACACACTCCTTAGGGTTATATATGTATGGTGAAGATGGACTCATCCAACTTCCCCAAGCAGTTGTCTTTGAACGGTGAGGTGAGTCTTCCTCTAAATCAACAATACCAAAGAAACCAAATCCAATTTCCTTCATAATCATCCAAAACTCAGCAGAAAAATAAATTCTACCTCCTTTAGTTTGCCTATTTATTTCATAAGGAATATTTAAAGCCACGCGACCATCATCTTTAAGCACTCTATAGGTCTCTCTTAACCATTCTCTAGTAAATTTCCAATACTCGGATATTTCTTTATCGTCATCCCAACTATCATAGTCAATACCCACACCATAAGGTGGGCTAGTAACTACTAAATCTATTGATTTTTCATTCATTTCTGACATTAGTTTTCTTCCGTCACCTGAATATATTTTATTTTTTTCCATTTTTTAACAAGGTATTTCTTTTATAGTTAATAATTCATCTTTTAAGTTTTGTAAGGCCATTTGATACCCTAAATTTATAGATAATTGCATTAATAGAAAATCATTGGCACCATTATTTGCTTCAGTAAAAGATTCTAAATATTCTCTTGTTGGTGTAACCACAATTCCTCTATCGAGTTTAGTTAATTCTTGTTCGATGTAATCTAATGTTGTCTGATTCATAATTTAATTTTGGGTTTCTATTGTTTTAATTCTTCTATCTAAATACCATAAAGCTTTTTTCAAATCTTGAACAGGTGGGTTATCGTCTTTCTTACCACTTCTTATAATATATTTTAATACATTAAAAAGATACGCATCTTTATCTATTCCGGTTGCTTCAGCAATTTTAACGACTTCATACGGATTATCTTCACCCCCATAATGTTCAGGATGCGTTACTAGTTCTTTTTTATTCATCTACTTTTTATTTGACTTTAAGACATAATAACCCTTACCGTTCTCACTTTCAATAACAATATTATCATCAATTAATTTATCTAATAATACCTTAGTTTTTTCAATAGAGTCTTTTACTATGAAACTTGCAATATAGTTAATATGGATAGGTATTCTAAGTTTACCTTCGATTTTACTCATAATTGTTTTTGGTATATCATTCATAATTTTTTATATTTAATAATTAATTTTCCATTTATCGTAAGGTATCATACTGTGAGGATGTCTTTCGAAAAAAGTCTCATGTATGAAAGTATACTCATTTTCTTGCTTCTTATCAAGGTATGCTCCCCAAAATGATAGTGTCGAGTTAGATAAAATATGTCTATCACACATACTCATCATGTGAACCGCAATATAGGGGTCTTCATCAATATAAACAAATTTATGATTAGGGAAACCTAAAGTGTCTACGAAATTTTTGGCTAACTCTAAGTTATCTGAAAACACTAACACTTTATGGTCCTCCCCATACTCATTTAATATTTTACCAACCCACTCACCAGGTATTTTAGGTATATTAAAAAAGTTATCTTGTCTACCACCACCCATTCGTAAATGTAGTGAAATACTTTTATCAAATAATTCCCCATAATTATATTCAATATAATTGGTTATATTTTTATCTGGATTAAATAAATTTAAGATATAATCTCGTTGATGGTGCCAATATAATTTATTAAAAAAATAACCTTGAAATAGATATGGTGGTTTAACTTTTTGTTTTAAGTCATAATAAACACCTCCCTCACCCGTATCAATATCCCATCCAAGACTTTGGTCAAACCACCAATTAAAGGCATTAGGTCGACTATCGAACCAAGGAAGTTGAGGGTAAACATCTCCAAATGAGATATGTGGGTCTTTTAATAGGTGTCCACCCCATGGGTCAAAATGTATATTTCTACCATTTCGATTAAGGTGTACATTAAACTTAGAACTTTCTGATTGGTGTGTTGTCCAATAACCTATTAATGGGTCGTAACCCATTTCTTTAGCATAGACCATTAAGGTCGCTGCCTGGAACATCATATTACCTAAACCACCCGCTAATATAACCGATACAGTATTGTCGGTTACATTAACATCTTTAGGATTTTGTAGACTCATTAGTGACTATGGTTTATTTATTAATACCCATTTGTGACCAGAATCTAATTCAACACTTAATATAAATTCTTGGTCCCACATTTCAGGTTCAATTAATGATAAGAAATATTTTCCATCATTTCCATAATAAAGATAATAAATATGACCAATTATTGGCTCAAAAGAAAATTTAGATTCATAAACTATTTGATTTAATTTAACTTCATCAACTAAATTATTATACTCGTCAACCAATTCTTGATACTTCTTATTAAACTTAGTTTGTATTTTATTTACGCTACTTTGTTTATATGATGAAATATCTTCAATTTTAATAACGGGTGCCGAAACACTACTACCGTATGGTAAAATATTTGCGTGGTACTTTTGATTATTTTCGTCCCACACAATATGGTCTGGTTTCTTAATTTTAATATCCGTCAAAACTTTATGATTTTAACTCTTGAATTTTAATCGTTTGGAATATGTAATTCATAATTTTTCTCTTAGCGATAGATAATAATGAACCTTCTAATGGGAATTTATCCTCATACCTAACTCTAAATATTGGGAATGAACTTTCAATATTTAATAACATTTTATCTTGTTTAGAAGAATTAAAATGAGGTATTTTATTATAGTGTTGTTTAATTAATTTAACCATTTCATCTTTGTCAGTTACGTCAATAACATTTCCTTGGTATATTTGTTTTACGTCACATTTATTCTCATTCGTTGTTTTAGTTATCGTATTAATTCTATATTGATACACATGTAATTCTTCATCATAAACCAAATAAAAAAACCCTATACCTGGTTTAGGTTTGTCACTATTAAGACTATTAAAAACTATTTTTATAGTAACACTATCATATAGTAATGTCCATATAGATTTTCCAATCAAAAATAGGTCAGTTAATTTACTTTCAGAATACTTTATAATCTTTAATATCTCATCTTTAGTTTCTTCACCATAATTTAAATTATGGTATTTTAAGTCATCGATTAAAATTTCATCATCAATATCCTCAGGTTTTCGATTAAGCGTAATATATTTAGAGCGTTTTTTAATTGACCCAAGATTAGCTATATGTACCGATAACTCTTGAAAAGAAGGGTATAATTTAAAGTTATCAAAGTCTTTATCAACTTTGTTAATATAATCTAATAGAACATATTGTTTATGCTCTAAATCTATAGGTTCTTGTAAAATCCAATTTGTATCTAATCTCATATTCTCTTTAGTCTTTCTTTTTCCCAAGCATTGTAGTTGGGCCCAATCTTGTACCTAAAATAAGGCGAAGTATCGGCTCTGTAAAGACTAACGAGTCCAGCATCTTTCATTGAACTGAACATTGTTGATAGATATCCTGAAAATACTACTTGTTCAGGGTCTTTTTCTA